GCCGCCCGATACGGACGCACCGCTGCCGTTGCCCTTGGACTGCTGCACCGCCGCCGGAAACGCCCGCTCGATGTCCTCCGGGGTCCACAGTGAGGTAGGGTCGAGCGCGATGAGCCGGGTCCATACGGTGGTGCGTCCGCGCCGGGTCTTCTCGGGTGAGGGATAGTTAATTGTCCCGGCGACGCGATAGGGCTGGCTCGGATTGCCGGTGTCGTGATCGCTGTTGACGGCGTGACGGATGCGCTCGCCCAGCTTCTGTGCCCGCTCGGCGTCGAGCGCCACTCGCAGGAAGAGCCAGAACTGAAAATTGCCAGGCGAGGTCTCCACGATCATGCTTGGGCGGATCGTCGCCGGCGGCGTCCAGCCCATGCCTTTGTCGGCGTCGCTGTCGATCACAAGGGCGAACACCGCGATCGTAGCCTCGAGCTTGCCGCGCTCGCCGCCGCGCAAACTCGCCGGAAGTGTGCGACCCTCGATGTAGACGTTGTGGCCGGCCTCGCAGTCGGCGATTGCAGCCTTGATCATGCCCTCGACGTCGTCGAGCGTGTAGCGGGTCGGCACCAGGTCCTTGGACATCGGGTGTAGGCGGATGAGCTGCAACACGCCGGGATTTACGCTCGCGCAGAGCACTGACTTTGCCTGTGCCGCGATTGCCTGGATGCATTCACGCACGGCGCGCGGATCGGGCGTCGATAGAATTTTTTGCGCCTCCGCCGGAGTGAGCTGCCCGATCTCGACATCGGTGAGGCCGCGGCTGCGGAGCGCGTCCTTCATTGCGTTAGTAATTATAAATGCGACGCCGGCCATGACTGTCTCCTAGCGCCAACGGATGAGCGTTTGTTTGTTAGTCTCCACCGGCTCGCGCGCGAACGATTGCGCGTGTCCGCCGCACACCGGGCAGTTTGGTCGCCCGCACGCCGCGATGCCGGGCCGCGGGTAGCGTTGTCCCATGAACCGCGAGCGCAGCCAGCCGGGACCGGGATCGGGCTCGGCTGGTTCGTACGGACGGCCATAGGGCGTCGCTCTCATGTGATTTTTCCGCCGAGCTTAAAAAATAAAAAATGCAAATATCGGTGCTGATTTGGCGTCGGCTCGCGCCCGTACACGGTGCGCGCCGCCATATCATCGATGAACTTGTGGTGCTTGGCGGGGAGCCGTTGCTTCTCCCGCTGGCAGTAACGCGCGACTTCGGTCCATTCGAGCGCGCCGTTGGTGTTGCGGAAGGCGCCGGTGCCGTGCTGCTTGCTTTCCGCCGCCCTCACACCCTCGGCGTAGCCTTCGATGCGGGCGCTTTCGATCGCAGCGCTGATCTTCTGCTTGTCGGCTTCGCTCAGGCCGCCACCGCCGCTCTCGACGTGATCGGCAAGCGTGTGAAAGCTTTGGTTATAGGCCTGCAGCAAGCGCGCGATGGCGCACAGCGCGGCAAAGGCCTCGCCCCTGCTGTCCGACGCCAGCAAGCGGATCGGTTTGCCAAGCTTGGCGGCGAGTTCGTGTGGGAGCGCCACGGCTTACCCCCGCCCCGCTTGCGACACGTGAATGATAGAGTCCGTGATCCACTCAACGATGTCCTCGCGCCCAACGAGTTCGCGCACCTGCTGCGCGAACCCCTCTGCCGCCTGCAGACGCGCTGCCGCATCGTTCGGGGCAAGAATGCACATCGTGGCGACCACGGCCAATGCCTGAGCGGTATGCGCCTCTGCGGAATCGTTGCCGGCCAGGACGGTCAAGATGTCGCTGGCAAGACGGTAAACGCGGCCTTGCGCATCCGCGTCGTTGATAGTGTTCCGCATCGTTCACTCCAGCATCGCTCTTTGTGCGTCGCCCAATTCACTTTTCTGGTTTGCGCGACATCTGCACGATCTCGCCAAGACGCTGTGTGCATCTATCTCGCTCCGCCTCGGCAAGACCTTTCACAAGTTCGGCGGCGGCTGTGCTCCCCATTCATCTTTTGCCTTAAGTTCCATCTCAAGATCACGGGCGATTGCGTCCAGCTCGCAGGCCACTTCGAGTACATCAGCGACCATTTTACGCAGCTCGCGCGGCGCATCGACTGGCCACGCATCAAACCAATTTACATTGGCACGATAAAGCGACAGCTCGAGCTGAGCCTGTTTTTCCCATATCGCGTGTAGGCGATTTTCCAATTCCACCGAGTACATCTCTGTCTCCCAACCTGTCACAGTCACTGCAACGCGATCTTGGGCGTCGTTAGTCATTTGACTCCCCAGCACCGCTCTTTGTGCGCGCAGATCCGGCAACGCCAGTCTTCCGGGTCGTCGAAGGCGCGCGGCAGCAATTCCCCGGCGCGCGTTGCCTCGATGATGTTCACAGCGCGGTCGGACCATAGCTGCGCGCGCTCGGCGTTGAATGGTACGAGGAAGTGCAACCACTCGCAGGTGTCGGCATTCGTCACCGTGAACAGCGCGGGATTGGTAACGTCGAGGTAGGCTTGATAGAGCGAGATCTGCGCGGCGTATTGCGGAAAGGTTTTCTCGAGCCCGTCGCGTTCCACCGCGCGCCAGTTCTTGGCATTGACCGCCTTATGCTCCCAGACAAGGGGGTAGATCAGATAGGCGCCCGGCAGGTTCGGACCGCTATGAATGATCCCGTCGGCATGGCCGCGTAGTGCCCCACCTGCGGCTGTGAAGGCGAGCGCTTCGGGTGGCGCAAACTTAAACCCGACCGCCATAAGATGCCGCCGCGCACGCTCCTCAAAATAGTGCCCGCGGTCGAAGATCTCGCGCGTCCTGGCCGCGAGCACGGGCTTGCACCACCAATCGTACTGGCAACGACGCGCGCATTCGTGTCCGACAATCGACGCTCCGAGGTACGGACGTGGCAACTCCGCTGTTGTCGCGGCGGCGCGCTCGATCGCTTCATTGACGGCGATATTTATTGGCTCGAGCGAAAGGGAAGCACGGTTGAGGTTGAGCACGGCACTACTCTCCCCAGCGAACATCGTCGTCGAGGTGGGCAATAGCCTCATCAATCGTATGGAGAGCGTTCTCAATCTCGTATGCCTTGCAAAGTGCGAAGCCTTCCCCATTGCTAGCGAAGCTGATGCGATCCAGCACGCCACGCGCGTCCCAGAGATCGCGAACTAATTCGAATAGTTTGTGCTCGCGCACCAGGGCGAAGCGGTCGCTCATGTTGTCGTGTCCTTAAATTCCAATCTCGTCGTTGAGCTCGTCGGGCAGCATCAACGGCCCGCCGGCGGCGGCATTGGCCTGGCGCGCAATCATGCTCGCACTTGATTTTCGGCTAATACCTTTGTCGCTTTGATCACGTGCAATCATTGCTTTGCGGATTAACCGCATGGCCTTGAGCAGAAACTCGATCATGGTTTCCCTCGGCCACTCGGTGAGCGGCTTGGTCCAATCGATGTCGGAGCACTCGCTTGCCAAGTCCGGCAGAATTATTGCCACCGCGCCGGCGTCCCATGGGAGGGGATCGAGGGCGACCAGCCTGACGGTGCGCTCGGTGTCGATCTCCTCCGAGGTTGCTTGTTGCGCCCGCGCGGAGACCCACGCGAACAGCATCGCCGCGAGGATCCACCCCCACTCGGTATCCGAGAGCCGTCCGATCGGCGTGCTGGGCGGGATGGGGCCGTCCATCTGGACGACCCCGCGCGCCGCCGCGATGGCGGCAGCGGTGGCATCGTGTTGCCACTGATCTTCGAGCGCGGACAGCGAGGCCTCGCCGATGGTGTGGGTCTTCTTCTTCACGACGCCCACCCCGGTCGCGCAATGGGTGTCTCGGCGGGCGCAGCTTGAGCCCCACCGCCGCCACCGTTGAACGGCGGCGGTTGCTCGACCGGGTGCCATTCCTTCTTGTCGGGCGTGATCACCGCCGCGAGGATGTTTTTGTCCGGCCAGTTCTCGCCGGAGCTGTCGTTCCTGGGCCTGCCCTTTTCGATGCCGATGCGGCCGATGAAGCTCATGCCCTCGAACTGTTTGAGGCTGACCGTGCGGGCGGCACGCGCCTGCGAGCTCAGGTCGTCGGGCTTGAGCCCGAGCGCGCTGTCCAGAATCGCCTTCAGCGTGCTGCGGTTGATGTCCGCGGACTTGGCGTGGCCATCGGTGGTGCCGGCCAGGATCCAGTGCTCGAACAGCTTGCGCCCCTTATGCGGGCCGTCAGCGATGGTGAGCTCGCTGACGAGCATTTCGCAACCGCCGTCCTTCGAACGCGTGAGCATGCCGTCCTCACCGACATTACCGGCGCGGATGTGAAGCACGAACGTCGCGGTGGTGCCGTGCGGGATCATCTCGAACTGCGGCGGTGGAGCATCAGAATAATCGTAGGGCATGGTGCGTCTCCTCTAGGTTTGAGCGGACTGCTCGGGTGAAACGACGGTGAAAGGTTTGCGCTGACCGGGACCGGCTAGCTTTTCGATCAATGCGCCAAGGTTTGGCGGTTCGAGCTGTTCGAGCCGACCGGAACGGTCTTTGGCGGGATAGCCCCAGGAATTTGGATTCGTACACACGAACGCACGCACCGGCTTGCGATCGCCAAAGTCGATCCACTGCATGGTGATGATTTCATCGACGATTGCCGGCAGTTCGCGTCCGGTCTTCGCACCCTCGATCTGCGGCTGCCACGTCGAGATGTTGAGCTCGTCGGTGTTTTTCTCCAGCACTGCCACGAGCACGACCGCGCGCTCGCGCATGTGCTGCAACTGGCCGAGCCAGCCCAACATGCTGCGGGCATGCAGGCCGTACACCGCGCGCAAGTCCTTACGACCGCGATCGGAGAAGGCTTCAGGTTGCTGCTCTGCCCAGGTGAAGCACAGCCGGGCAGCAGCGGTGAGACTGTCGACGAACAGAATGGTGAAGGATCCAAGCCGCGCTAGCTCGGGGTTCTTCATCACTTCGTTGTAATGCGCCTCGGAATAAGCGACGTTCGCCGGCAGCGCCGGATTGAAGCCGCCAAGAACACAGGCGAGGTCACGGCATTCGCTCCACATCCGCGGCCGGACGCTCGCAACCGGGAGGTCAGCGACCGCGAGGTCTCCAGCCTCGATATCGATAAACAAGGTCGCCGGTAGCATCACCGCGGACAAGGTGCGCAGCAAGCTCGTCTTGCCGACGCCGGAAGGGCCGACGACGAGGATCTTCGCGCCACTCTTTTCGGCGAGTCTCTGATCGGCCGGGATGATTTTCATCACAGCGTCATCCCCGCCCTGAGATGCTTCCGAATAATCGTTCGCAGATTTCTCTCAAACGCTGCGCTCACGCGATTGCCGCGGTGGACGCGAACGAGGCCGTTGCCGTTGAAATGCACCTCGGTGTGTCGCCCGGCTTGATAGATGCGGTCCACCTCGAGGCCGGCCGCACGTAGGGCGACAAGCGCGTGTCTAAGCGGCCTGCGCACTGGCCCCTCCCGGTTGAATGGAGGCCCCGAATAGTGCGATTAGCGCGGCCTCGGCGCGACCGTGATCCTTTTTGCGAGCGAGCAGCGCATGTGCGGCCGGGAATAGTTGGAGCGCACGCTGCCGCCCGCTCTCTTTGTCACTGCCACGCAGGTGATGGAACTTCTTCCACGCCGTCGGCTCGATGACGGTCATCGGGATTTCACAGCAGGCAAGCACCGCCTCGAGCGCGCCTGTTGCTTTTCCGTATTTGAACCCGCTGGAAGCGCCTTGCTTCGGCATTGCCTGTGCGCGCTCGATCACCGCGTGTTGCGGCTGATGCGCGGCGACCCAGGTGCGGATCGCGAGCACGTCCACGCGCTCCTTCGCGCTGACACCGGTCACGGGAATATCGATGGCATCGACGAGCTGCGGCGCGGCACCGTCGCAGATGTTGACGAGGGCAAGGCCGCCATGAATGCCGGGATCGATGCCGAGAATTTTCATGGCACTGCGTCCAATTGTTCGCCATCGGCGAAGACGGCCACAAAGGCGAGTGAGGTGTTCATGCGCCTCTCCCCTTGTTGTGCCACTCACGGTGATCGACGAGATAATCAGCGGCCGTTCGAAGGACGTTGGCGAGGTCGAGGGCCTCTCTCATCGAAAAGCGGATCTGACCATCGCTGTTGAGCGCCTCGTCCTCCAGGGTGACTCGCGCATCATCAAGATCGGTAATGAGGGTGCGAAGCTCATCATCATGCACGTAGGTGAAGCCGTCGGTCATGCGGTGCTCTCACTCGACATCCATGTCTCGAGGCGTTTCTCCCGAAACGAAAGCGGCGACGCCCGCGAGAGCGAGCGCGCCGTGTACGTGATCAGTCAGAGATCGGGGTGCGAGTAAGGTGTATGAGATCACCGTGCGCCAACAAGTCCCGGATCACGGCGCGGGCCGCGTCCCAGAAAGCGAACAGGAGCGCGGTCTCGTTTTCATCAACGCCATACTCCTCCTCCAACTTCACCAAGCCGACCCCGACCCACTTCTTGCTGAGGTCATCGACCCAGTCGGCGGCAAGGCTCTCGGGAAGGACGTCGATGACCTTTTCAACACGGGCGTTGAGGTCATCGAGCGTCGGCGGCTCAGGCATTAGATGGCCAACTGTAGTGGTCATGGGCTGTCTCCTGAACGAAAGCGGCGACGCCCGCGCGAGCGCCGCCATACTGTTAGAGTGTGACTAGCAAATGCCCGACGTAGTCTTCGGCCATGGCAGCCAACGACGGGCAGGCACGCGCAAGGCGATGCATCAAGTCGCTATCAACAGCCAGTTTGCGCGCTTGCTCAGAAGTGAATTCGGCGTGCCAAAGTTCCTGCAACACCGGATCGTCCGGCTGCACCAGGTTCGTGTAGTCGTCGTGATCGCGACGTCCGGTCACGCGTTCAACGTGATCGACTATCGCAAGCCCGAATGCCGTCAGGTAGGCGAGTGCGCAATGGAAGGCGTACTCGCGAAGAGGGACCGTCACGTCGAGTTCATGACTGGTCCTGGTGACGATGTTCATGATGATGCCCTTTCAAACGAAAGTGGCGCCGCCCCTGCGAGCGGCGCCTGTGGTGCTATTTCCCGAAAAATTTCCCGAAACCGACCCACGCTTCAGCGATGTCAGCTCCAGGGGGCAGGGCGCGCTCACGCTCCAGGCAATCGAGGGCCTCGGCGATACCGGCGAAAGGCAAGCCGGTGGGCCAAATGACCTTCCCAGTAACGGCGTTGCAGAGCCAGTACGGTCCGAGATCAGTCTTCGGATCAAGGTCATCATTGTCGTGATCGATGCGAGCTTCCAGCCCAGCAGCACGCTGTCGAAGGTCGACGAGAACATGCCGTTTGGCACGCTCGCGCTGTTCAAGGCGCTCGCGGGCCTCCGCGATCAAAGGAGCGCTGACACCGAAGGTCCGGGCGGCAAGGGCGACCGTCGGCTTGATCGAAAGCTCGCCCCGGAGCCAGCGCGCGGCATCGGCGGCTCGTTGCTGGGGAGCGTAGTTGACCGTGGCCTTGGCGATGTGTTGGCCGGTCACGATTGGCGTGACGTGGCCGTTGATCACCGAATCGTTGCCATTTGACTGGGATCGCAATATATCGAGCATCGTACGAGCCCTCCTTGGGCTGCTGGCGATCGACGGCGCGGGCTTCGAAACCTTCAACTTGGCACTGTCGATCGCCACCTCCTCCAGCGGTTAACAGGTTTCCACCAGACGGTCGTCGCCGGAGATCACGACCGCGGCGGCTGTCTTTCAATTCGCTTGCTCGGTTGCCGCTTCCTGCTGTGCGCGCCATGCGGCGGCGGCTTCGACGCTGACCAGCGTCCGCGTGCCCACCTTCATGAGCTTTGGGCCGCGCCCTTCGGACACGAGTTTGTGGAAGAAGGCTTCGCTAATACCACCGTGCGTGCGACAGAATTCCGGGATGGAATAAGCGCGGATTTCGGCGCCGAGCGGTGCCGGTGGCGCGCGCGCTTGTGGCCGGTCGTGGGTTTTTTGAACCTTGCCGCGCCGATCGCGCTTACGGACGACACGACCGCGGGCCGCGGCTTCCACCGCCGGATCAGTCGGTCGATTGGGAGAAACATCAACCATTTTGGCGCTCCACTGCAAAACAGTGGGCACCATAGCGTTAGATCGAAGCTTCTCCGCGGGAGGATGCGAGGAGATGCGAGTCGTTAGCTAACCAAGCCCGAGAAGATGCCACATCTCGCCGCTAAACAGGCGCAGAAGCTCTTGCATCGATCGAATATCAGGCTCCCACCCCAAAGCCTCCTCGCAGAATTTCAGCATGTCAGGCGCCGAGGGCAGCGGCTTGCCCGCCTTGGCTCGCTTGAGCAGCTCGCGCACGACAGCTTGCTTCCATTCGTTCTCTGGCCCTGGCCCGGGTCTGCGGCGCGGCGGCTTATACGGATTAGCCGCTTGCTGCTCGGTCGACACCGGCTCTGCCTCTTCCGCCGGCCAAAGCTCTTTCGCCTTCGGTCCCCAGAAGGACAGTGCGTGCGGCCGTGGGAGCGGAGGAACATCGGGACGGCGCGGCTGAATTACCAAAAAGTTGCTGCTGATGTACGGCCCAAACGCATAATCCTTCGCCGACAGCAACAGTCTGCACTGCGTCGGAGGGCTGGTTTGGTGGTCAAACCACTCAATCCTGACCGGCAGCTCCCCCTGATTGACCGCCGCGGTTAGCGCAACATCGGCGATCTCTCCCGCGTGTGCGCGACAATAAGCCACTATCTTCTCGCGCGCCCACCAATGCGCGCTAACGAGCGGCAACGTCTTGAGCGCCTTCGTGCGCTGCCCCGCCTTCCTGCTCACGACCGTCGCCGCCCCGGCAAGGAGACGACCTTGGCCCCGGCCGGCAGCGTCAGATCCAACAGCGCGTGGCGTGCCACCGCGTCGGAATGGTCGGCGATATACTTGGAATAGGTCCGCTCCAACTGCACAACGCTCGTGTCGTGGTTGGCCGCGCACACCCTTGCTGGCACGGCACCGAGCAGAGCGCGCACAATACTGGAGTGCCTCAGCGCATAGATCGTCACGCCAGAATCGAGCCCAGCGCGTGCGACCGTGCGTTGGAATGGTCGGAGATGGTCGCTGCGGCCCCAGGCATTACCATCGGCCTTAAGGAGCAATGGAGCGTGCGCCGAACGTCCCGCCCCCAGCTGTCGCAGCCGCAAGGCAAGCGAGGCGGGAATTGGCACGGGGCGGCGGGTAATCGCCTTGCGCCGGCCCTTGGCTGCGCTCGGCAGCATGACACGAGGATCGGACCGGTCGGCTTGAACGTCAGCGACCTGCAACCGCCGGAGCTGACTGGCGCGCGCACCCGTAACGGCGGCGAGCTCGACCAAGACCGCGAATTCCGGTCCCTCTTGCCGCGCCGCGACGGTGATCTTGCGCACAGTAGCGTCAGGAAGAATGACGTTGCGGGCGTTCTCGGCGTCGGGCAGCCCCTTGAGTCCGACCTGCCAGGCATTGCGGTTGGCGATGCGTGTATCGGCGTCGGCAGCCGCGGTGAACGCCGCCTTGGCCATCCGGGTCGTGCGTCCGACGGTGCCGCGCGTGAGCCCCTGCGCCAACAACGCATCGCGCCAGCGCCGCAGCTCGGTGGCGCGGAGCAAGCCAACCGCCTTGCTCAGCAGCGCCTTGGGCAGGTGCGCAAGGACCCGGTCGGCGTTGTAGGGATCGCCTCCACGTGACTGTAAGTCGTCGCGGTAAGCCGCGAGCGCCTCAGCGACGGTGACCGACTTGCCGCTGTCAGCATCCTTAGCGCGGGCAAGCTCACGGGCGCGGTCGCTCGCTTGCCAGTAATCGAGCACGTTGACGCCGTCGGCCGGCTCGAGATCGTCGGCGATGCCGATCTTTTTGAGCCACAGTCCGCCACCCCCGAGCACGCTCCAGGTGCCGGGGCCTTCGTTGCGACGGTAGGCGATGCGGATGCCGGGAGCGGCGCGATTGGTGTAGGGCTTCTTGCGCACCGGTAACTTGAGCCGGGCCGTCTTGCTGTCAAGCTTGAAGCGGGTTGTCATGGGCAGCGTGTCCCGGAAGTGTCCTGAAACAGGGATAGATTGCTGTGGAGCGTCATGGATGAGTATAGAGAGAAAGCCCCATCTTGCAAGGGTTCTGGAGAGCCCTGAAGAGTGCTGTAGACTGGTTGATTGCCCAACTGGGGCAACAACCAACTGCCGATG